CTCCCAAGTTTCATTTCAGCTCTCGCAGTTGCATTGGCATCCGCCATCAGCTCTATTTTTGTGGTAATTCTATCCAGTTCCGAAAAGGCTACATCCATCAGCTCTTCAGCTTTTTCCAACTCAACGACAATTTCCTTTACTTCACTGTCAATTTTAGCCTTTGCTTTGGCATCCTCAACGCTGTGTTTTTCATTGCTTAAAAACCTGTAATGCAGGTATCTTCCCTTTTCCTTTTCATCCTTAATCCTCGTTAGCTTATTAAAAATTCTTTTAGCTGTTCTGTAATTTTTAATTGCTTCCATTTTAGATTCAGCAATCTTGTGAGGATCGTACCTGTTTAAAGTATTATCAAGACTCATCTTAATTCACTCTCCAGTTTATCGGCTATCATTCGGAGTGTTTTAATTCGCACTCGCTTGTTAAATTCCTGATGACCAGGTTTTTGATCGGCTTTCGGATGGCAGGAAGAACAGAGAGAAGCCAAGTTCTCAATGTAATCAAGATTTTTATTTCCTCCAGACTGTCTTTTTTTAATGTGATGCACATTAGTTCCATCAAAATTCTTGCAATCATCATCCTCGCCATTCATAAAACATTGCTCGGTTTGAGCTAATGTGAGTTCATCCCACCAGAAATTTTGAAATATTTTAGTGTGGTTTTTCATTTACCTTCCTCTATTTTTATTTTTTTATTTTTCTTCATTTTTTTTTAATAAAAAGTAAATAAAAGCTCTTTCAATCCCTTTTTGGATATTTTAATTTCATTCATTGTTTTATTAAATGGGGATGTTCTTTTATCCACCCAGAATAAATTTTTCTCCCATATCCTGACCTTGTTTATGGAATCCTTAATGTTTCCTGTAAGTGCTATGACCGCCTTGTGATATTGATAACTTTTTAAATGGCGTTTAAAATGTGAATAATTAAACCATTTATCAGGCTCTTCAAGCAAGGTTTCTAAAATCAGTATGTGGCATAAATCAAGATTTTGATGATTTCTTCTCTCCAACCTCATATATTTTTGTATTTTTTTAATCATCACTTTCCCTTTCTTCTCATTTTCTGTCTTTTCCTGTTCCTTCTTTTCTTTGATCCAATCTTTCTCCTGCCTCTGTGTTTTTTTGGGTATCCCATTTATTTTTTTTCATCTAAATTCCTGCCAATGACAAAAACCATAAAAGCTATGAAAATTAACACTGATAAAATGAGTGCGTTAAGAACGATGAGTGCCATATTTCTCCTTGATCCATTTGATAGGGATTGTTTTGTTAAAAAATTTAAAACCATACTTGATGCACCAGTCGGCATAAGTTGTTTTTGATCCTTTATAAATTTTTGCTTTTGCATTGCTGAACACAAAGCGAATGTCGTATTTATTGCCATACTGTTTTCTAATAAGTAAATGTTTTTTTCTATCCGAGACAACAAACCTGCCTTTAGTTTCAATTAAAATGCCATTAGCTAATCTAAAGTCTGGTATGTAACGATGGGTTTCCTGTGGCTTGATATATAAGATGATTAACTTTTCATAATCAAATTTAATTCTGAATTTTTTAAGTTGCTTGGCAATTGATACCTCTAATCCTGAACGATACTTATTCATTTAAAATCTTGTCAATGTTGATTGGCTGTTTGGATAAATGATGAATGACTGATGTGTGATCTCTTTTTATTTTATCGCCTATGACTTTTGTGCTGTGTTTGGTGTTCCTGAAAGCCAAATGGCAGTAATCTCTTCTGGCTTGGACAAATCTCTTATCTCGTCTGTCTCCCTGTAAATCTTCCTCTTTGATGTTATAAAAATTACAAACCAATCTTTTTATATGCTGCAATGGGAATGGTGTTTTTGCTAAAGCAGGAAGAGGTTGAGACTCCTTAAAGACAGGATTTTCACATATCTTTTTTAAAATCCTAACCTCTTCGTTTGTAAAAGGAAATTCCATATTTAAAATGGCTTCTCCTCTTCTTTTGGTTTTGGTGGTTTCCAGGTATTTTTCTCGGCATACCACTTTCCAGTTTTACCTACTTTGACATCAATCTTAACATACTCTTCATTGGGATCTTGTTTTTGCAACCAATCAACAAATTCTTTTTTCTTAATGTTTATGTTGCATTTAATAAAATCCACTCTTGGCTCATTTGCCCAGAAACCACCTATAAATTCTTTATCCTCAATCATTTTATATTAAAGTCCTTTCCTGCTCCTTTTTTAGTTTGGCTTTTTTCTGATGCTAAATTACCATCATCATCACTCGCTAATCCGTACAAGGACTGCAATCCATATCGTTTAGCGTAAGTAATCGCTGATCCCATCTTTTGTGGGTTGTCTTTGTCGTTTGCGTTAATTAAAACTGGAACTGTGCAAGTTAAGGTGTCTTTAACTGCAATATGATTTACTGTTGTTGTAACAAAAATATCTCTATGTATCTCTTGATATTTTAATTCTGTTTCGCCTTTGGTTTGAACTCTATCAAGAATGATATTTTTATATTCTATTGATTGAGTGAAAGACAAACCAAATTCAGCACCATAATTGACCGCATTAATGACGCTTGTTAAATCAGAATACTTGCTTTTAAAGTGCGGATTAACCGAATCTTTTAATGCCTTAATGTTTAAATCTTGAAATTTATTTAAAGCATTTTTCAAGGTCTGGCATTTTTTATCTTTATTTTCTTTATTCATTTCTTTTTCCTTTTCAATATTTTGTTTAAGTCCTTATCAATATCAAACGCTTTTCTTAAAAGTTTAAACTGCTTCAGACCAACAGCGAGATCCTCTTTAGAAAATTCTTTTATTTCGGTGTCATCATCTTCTTTGGGAAAACGAACTATGATGGCTTTATCAATTTCAATGCCTTCAGACTCTTTTATTAATTCGGCGTAAGCTGACAGTTGAATAATCATATCGGAATAAATTGCTTTGGAACTCTTAAAGTCTACCAAGATATGCTCTCCATTTTTTTTAACCAATAAATCTGGGCAACCACCAACCTCTAATTTTTTACTGCCCATTTTTCGTTCAGTCCAAACTATTTCAAAATTACTCATCTTTACTAAATTTCTCCCACCATTCTAAAAACTGATTAAAGCAATGCCTGACTGTTGGATCGTCTGGAAGCTGATACTCTTCTCCCTTAATGTGCATCTCGGCAAATTCGTGGAGAGCAGTTCCAGTTTCTCCTGCTTTATTTAATTCATCAAAATAATTAATACCTTTTAAACCTAATTTGTTTGACCAAATGATAAGTCCAGTTGCATTTTTAAATCTACCTATGATGGTAGTAACACTTGGAACTTTTTTTCCTTTTAATAAATAATTACTTGTCGGCATTTTTCTTTTTCACTTTCAAAATGTGTTCTTCAGCTTCCCAATTGGCGATGAAGTAATAATGTTTAAAGAAGGGAATATATTTAACTAGGAGGAAAAATGTGCATACTCCCTTCTTTTTCATAATGGCAATTCCTTTTTTGATGAATCCCATTGATGAATCATTAACTACTGTCAGTCGTGTTCTTTATGCCAAGCCACACATATTTAGCGTTTTTACCAAGAGGATTTTTTAACTTGCTTCTTTCTTTGCATTCTTTCTGCAACGCCTCTTCCTTGTCCATTCTTTTCCAGTCCTCTTTCGAGCAGATAATTTTTTTCTTTGTCGGTTTTTTAAAATTTTTATCCACTAAAACAAAGTTTGGTTTCATAGTAACCTCTCTCGTTTTGAGTAGGGAGTCAGCTCATCCAACTCCCTACATAGCCAATTATTTAGTCAGTATAGGAGCATCTATATTGACTATTATGGTATTTAATGGAATTATTCGTGATTTGCAATAATTATTTGCAAATAAGGGATTTATTGATTTATGAGAGCTTTTATCTTGTAATACTTGGAAAAATCCAAATGGCTTGTTTTTGTTATGGGATAGCAAACATCTATTTTTTGAGTAAAATGCTTTAATGTTTGGTAGTTTAATATTTTATATGTTTTTTTTCCTAAATATTTAATCACAAGACCTACATAATTATCATTGGAACAAGTTGTGTTTGATCCGATTAGAGGACATTCACGAAAGTTTTTTAGGTAACAATAAGTATTCACAGCTTCTTTTTTTTCAACTTTTATTTGAGGATTATACCAGGATATCGTTTTAGAATTTTTCTCATAAATACAAAAATCGCCATCATTTTCCGTATCATTGGGAGCAAGGACAACTTCCCATTCATCCTCATTTCTTAATCGCACTGTGCCTTTGTCGGTGCAATAGGCGACAATGGGATATTGGGTAATGTAATCATCTAATATTTTAATGATGTGAACTTTAAAAAAGTCCGCATATAAATATGCTTGTTCAACATTAATTTGTCTTTTGCCTGAAAAATGTAAAGATACAGTTGAGGTGTCAATCTTAGTTCCTCTGGCAATCAATTCATTGCTTTTGATGCCGGATTCTTTTTTCACTCTTATGAGAGCTTCATTCATTTTAGCCATATATAACCTTTAATTACATTTAACTCAATATTATTACCTTTAATATTAATCACTATGATTTGTCAATTTATTAGTAAATAATATTTTTTATTTACAAATGATAAAACTATCCCTAAACAAAGAACAAATAAAAAACACTATGAAAATAAAATGCAACCTATGCGACAGGACAGTG